AACAAAGATTATCTCAAGCCGATTTCTGCCCGAATGGTATTGAAACTCGATTTGATATAGATGATTTCTTGCGTGGATCTGCTTTAGAGCGTGCGCAAGTTTATGAAATCCTAAACCGCATCGGCGCGATGAGCGTTGAGCAAATCCAAGAGGAGGAGGACTTAATCCGATGAAGATTAATTTCCCAATAACACTAACTGCTGCTGACTCGAAAAAAAGAACCTTGACTGGTCGAATTGTCAGTTGGGATGAACAAGGTTCTACAAGTGCAGGATTAACTGTATTTGAAAAAGATTCAATTGATTTCTCAAAACCAATCAAATTATTACTTGAGCATGATCGCACTCGACCAATTGGCAAAATGATCGATGTAACAGCTGATGAGAATGGTATTGAAGCCACATTCAAAGTGGCAGCAACAATCGCTGGTGATGACTCATTACTAGAAGCTGCCGAAGGTTTAAGAGATGGATTTTCAGTTGGTGTAAAAATCAACGAATGGAAAAATGAGGAAGGCGTGCTAAAAATTAAATCGAGTTTCTTACAGGAAGTCAGTTTGGTCACTGAACCCGCCATTAACACAGCTCGCGTCACAGAAATAGCAGCGAGCCAAACACCAGAGAATTCCGAAGCAACCGCTGAGGAAACCACAACAAAGGAGAACAAAGTGTCAGAAATTACTTCTGAGGCTCCTATCGCAACCGAAGCGGTAGAAGCGACACAGGCTCCAGTTGTAACAGCCAACTACATGGCATACACAAAGCCACGCGTTGATACAAATGTTACAGCAGGACAATATTTAAACGCACAGGTTCGCGCTCTTCAAGGCGACACAGATGCACGCGACCTAGTTGCTGCATTACAAATTGCAACAGTATCTGAGAACACCGGATCTGTTCCACCAAATTATCTACGCGATGCAATTGGAATTATTGATGCATCCCGTCCATTTATCGATAGCATCGAGCGTGCGCCGCTTCCTGCAACTGGAATGAAAATTTTTACTCCAGTATTAGGAACACAAGCAACAGTTGCTTTAACTGCAGAAGGTGCAGAAGCATCTTCAACTGATACAACTGTCACCTATCAAGAAGATTCAGTGGTCAAGTTTTTTGGCGCAAACGTGGTCAACGTTGAGCTATTCGATAGAAGTGCTATTGACGGCGGATCATTCGCTGATTTATTAGTACGTGAGTTAGCAGCATCCTACGCACAAAAGACAGATGCTTATGCATTAGGTCTTGCACGCGATGCAGCAGCAGCTTCAACTGGAGCATCAATCTATGCAGCAATTGCTGATGGTATTGCTGATTCATACGAAGTAACTCGCTCAACTCCAAATCGTCTATGCGTTGCTCCAACAGCAGCTGGAACAGTTAGCTTCACAGGCTTGCTTTCAGCAGTTGATGGTTCTAACCGACCACTATTTGCAGCTGCCCTTCCGCAGAATGCTGGCGGTCTAATTTCACAAGGCTCAACTCAGGGAACAGTCGCAGGACTTTCACTAGTTGTTGATCCAAACTACACAGGCGACAAGTTTGCATTGGTTTATCCATCAAACGCGATGCGCTTCCATGAGTCACCAAGAATTGAACTTCGTGCCAATATTGTTGCTAATGGCCGTATTGAGATTGGTGTTTATGGATATGTTGCAGTAGTTAATCGCTACCCAACAGCATTCCGCAAACTAACAGTTTCTTAATTTAACTGAGTGCCTGAGGTTGCTCCCGATCTCAGGCATCCTTTAAGGGAGAGTAGAGAGGAAGGTATTTCATGCCTAGCATTATTTCCGCAAGCGATCTAAGGGCCGTGCTTGGAGTATCTTCCGCTCTTTACAACGATGCATATTTAGACGGAATTATTGACACAGCAGAAAACACAATTTTGCCGATGTTAGTTACATTTAAGAGTGCAGTTCAAAAAACAGTTTTACAAGATAATGTTGCCACATTTACAACAGTTGGCGTGCATGAATTTACCGAAGGCCAATCGGTAGTTATTGCTGGTTGCTTAAGTCCATATAACGGAACTCGCACAGTATTAGCAGACAATCTTGGCGATTATACTTTTTCAGCTAGTATCACAAACGCAGATATTATTGAAGCAAATGTTATTCCAAGCGGAACTGCCACACTAACAGGCGCATCAACTTATGTTGGAAATCAATCAGTTAGATCAGCAGTTTTTGCAATCTCGGTTGAAGTATTCCAATCAAGAGTGGCAGCAGGTGGACAAATTGAAGGCGTTGATTTTACAGCTACTCCTTACAGAATGGGTCGCAGTTTATATTCACGCGTAATTGGAATTCTTGGGCCTTATGTAGATGTTGAAGGTATTTGTCAATAATGCCACCATCCACAATTCTTTCATCCGTTAGACAACCACTGGCAACTGCTTTAGCAGGTGTGGCTGGAAATGTTTACAGTTTCGTTCCTGAGTCTGTAATTCCACCAGCAGTTGTTTTAGTTCCATCATCACCATATCTTGAAATTGAAACTATTGGTAAGTCATCTGTTAGATGTCGAGTCAATATGACAATCACAGCTGCGGTTGCATATAACAGCAATCCAGCATCACTCGATAATATCGAGCAATTACTTATGAGCATTCTGGCAATTATTCCTGCGGGATATATTGTCGGATCGGTCGAAAGACCAACAGTCACACAAGTCGGAGCATCAACTTTGTTGGTGTCTGATATAAATGTTTCAACCTATTATCAACAAACAACATAAGGAGCGAAAATGCCTACCACCGTTATAACAGGTCGGGATGTTACCTTCACAATCGGCGGTAACAATTTCGATGCACAAGCTACAACTGCAACTCTTACTGGCGAAATGGATCGTCAGACCTATCAGACACTAGACGGAAAAGTCTTTAAAGTAACTGATAACAACTTCACATTTGATGTTGAAATGTTAGCCGACTGGGGCGCAACCGGATCTCTTTGTGAGATTCTATGGGGCGTTTCTGAGTCTGCTCCAGATACAGGCATCAACACAGTATTCACAGCCACTTCAGGCGCAGTCTTTACTTTCCAAGTATTGCCATCATGGCCATCAGCTGGTGGAACTGCACCAGATGCTCAAACTGTATCTTTATCATTCCAAGTAATTGGCGTGCCAACAGAGAACTTCGCTTAACAAATAAAACGGGAGCAAACAAATGAAACTAGCAATTACAATTACATATAACTCAGGCGAGGAAGCAACTTACACAGCCCAACCGCCTGAGTGGGCTAAGTGGGAGCAAAAGACAGGAAATATCATTAGCCAAGCATCTGAAAAGATCGGTGTTAATGATTTGATGTTTTTGGCTTATCACGCACATAAGCGCGAAGCAGCTGGTAAGGCTGTTAAACCTTATGAAGCTTGGATGGAAACTGTTGCCGATATTCAAGTCGGTGATGTGAACCCAAAAGCCATCCAGTAGGAAGCCTAAGCCGGTTATTGGTTCAGTTGTCAATAGCAACTCAAATTCCAATGAGCGAATGGGTAGATGGATCGGATGTTTTAACAGCGTTAGAAATATTGGAGGATAGACACAAATGACCACTCCTTCAATAGCCTATGATAAAAAAGAATTAAACTCTATCGTTAAAGTGTTGCGTCAAATGGATGATGCTGCTCAAGATCAAATGAAAAGAGCAGTAGGCGAAATAGCACAGGATGAATTATCTGAGATCCGTAAGGCTGCTTCCGGCCGACCAAATAAGGTTGCGAAAAGAATTGCCGATGGCGGATCTGTTAAAAAATCATCTTTACTTGGTGAGATTAGATTTGGTTTAGCAAGTCAAAAACTAAGTGGTGGAGCAACTACTCAATTCTCCAGCAAGGGCGATAAACCTAAAGTTGGAATTGGTGGCGGTGTTGAATTTGGATCAAATAGATTTAAGCAGTTCCCAGTTTGGTCTGGTAAATCTCCAAGTGGTATTGGTGCTAAGGGCTGGTTTATTTATCCTACAATTAGAAAAATGTTACCGGATGTAATTAAGAGATTTGAGAAGGCTGTGCTAGAAGTTAGAGGTGAGTGGAAATGATGGCTAAACCATTAACAATCGCACTTGCTGCGGATATTGATAATTTACAAAAAGGCTTAAAAGATGCTGAAAAAGCAGTTGATAAATCAGCAGCGCAGATTATAGATTTTGGTAAAAAGGCGGCACTAGCATTTGCAGCTGTTGGAGCAGCAGCGACCGCATTTGCAGTATCAGCAGTAAAGGCAGCAGCTGAGGATGAAAAGAGTCGTAAGAATTTAGAGCAAGTTATTAGATCAAGCACTAAAGCCACCGAAGATCAAATTTCAGCAATTGATAAATACATAACTAAACAATCTATTGCTACAGCTACAACCGATGATGTTTTAAGACCTGCATTCTCAAGACTTATCAGATCCACTCAAGATGTAACTAAGGCTCAAGATTTATTGACTTTAGCTCAAGAGATTAGCATAGCCACAGGTAAACCCCTAGAGAGCGTCACAAATGCCCTAGGAAGGGCTTATGACGGGTCAAATACCGCTTTAGGTAAGTTAGGTCTAGGAATTGATGCAGCCACCCTTAGAACCCAATCTTTCGAGCAAACCACTAATCAGTTACGAGCAACCTATCAAGGGTTTATTGATAATGAAGCTACCAATGCTGAGTTTAAGTTTAGACAATTAACAATCGCTGTCGATGAAACTAAAGAGCAAATTGGAACTGCTTTATTGCCTATCGTTAAAGAATTGGCAGATTATTTCTTAGAAACAGCCGTTCCTTTAATTCAAGCATTTGCTGCTGGATTTTCTGGTGAGGATGGCGTTACCGCTGGCATAACTGAAGCTACTGAAGGTGCATTCCAATTTGGTGAACAGATTAGATCAACTCTTGAATTTGTAATCAGTATTAGAAAAGAATTAGCCGTATTGGGTGCAATTATTATTGGCGTATTTGTTGCATCTAAGATAGTCGCATTTGTTACTGCAATTATGACTTTAGTAACTGCGATGAAAGCTTTACGAACTGCTGCTGCCGGTGCAGCTGTGGCAACCGCATTTGCTACTGGTGGAACTTCAGTTGGTGCTGCTGCTGCTGCTTTAGCTGCTGTTGCTGCAACTTATGGATTATCACAATTGGCAGGTGGTGGAGATTTAGGCGGAGCAGCCGTTTCAAATTATGCTCCATCAACCGGTAACTTTGGCGGTGGCGGTATGGGTCAGATAACAAACATTACTGTTAATGCAATCGATGGCGAGGGTGCTGCAAGAGCCGTTGCAAAGGTAGTTAATCAATCAGCTGCTCGAAGCGTGCCATTATTTACTGGTAATGGTATTAGACTTCAATGAGTGCTTTTACACCTGACTGGAAGTTAACTGTCGGTGGAGTTGATTATACTGACATAGCAATAAGCGACATTCAGCATGAAGCAGGTCGCACAGACATTTATCAACAGCCATCACCATCTTATTGCTCAATTACCTTTATTGCTTTAAATGGTCAAACTTTACCTTTTGACATTAATGATTCTTTTGATTTACAAATAAAAGACTCGACTGGATCTTATGTAAGTTTATTTGGTGGCGACATTACCGATGTAACTGTTGAGGTTGGTGCAACTGGATCAGCTGCAACAGTTATTCAATACACACTTATTGTTATGGGTTCATTAGTTAAGTTAGCAAAAGAAATTTGGGATGATAATATCTCTCAAGATGAGGATGGCAACCAAATCTATGAGATTCTATCTAGCGTATTGCTTGGAACTTGGAATGATGTGCCATCTGCTACAACTTGGGCAACTTACAATGCAACTGAAACTTGGGCTAATGCAGTCAATCTAGGACTTGGCGAAATAGATCAGCCTGGTCTTTATACCATGACCGCTCAATCTACAACTGTTAACACCATTTACAATGTGGTTTCAGATATTGCCACTTCAGCATTTGGATATATTTATGAGGACAATCAAGGTAATATCGGTTATGCAGATGCAGACCACAGACAGAGTTATCTTTTAACAAATGGTTATATTGAACTAGATGCCCGTCATGCTTTAGGTGCTGGATTATCTACTGTAATGAGATCAGCAGATGTTCGTAATGATATTTATATTAATTACGGGAACAATTACAATTCACAGGTTGATGCCACAGATGCCGCTTCAATTGCCCTATATGGCTACAAAGCGGAAACGATCAACTCTCGAGTTCATGGTGCTACCGATGCTCAAGATATTGCCGATAGATACATAGCCCAAAGAGCTTACCCAATCCCAGCATTTCAATCGATTACATTCCCAATCACTAGCCAAGAAATAGGTAACGCAGATCGAGATGATCTACTAGCTGTATTTATGGGAATGCCAGTTCATATTCAAAACCTACCGAGCCAAATATCAGGTGGAGATTTTGAAGGTTATGTTGAGGGCTGGTCATGGAGCACTCGGTTTAATGAACTGTTTCTGACAATCAATGTTTCTCCGGTCGCGTTTAGCCAAGTGGCGATGCGTTGGAATACTGTGCCTATAGGTGAGGCATGGAACACTTTAAGCAATACTTTGACATGGGAATACGCTACAATCGTATCCTGAGAATAGGACAATATGGCAACTACTACTAATTACAGCTGGAGCACTCCAGACGATACCGCGCTGGTTAAAGACGGTGCAGCAGCAATTCGATCTCTTGGAACTGCAATCGATACAACAGTATTCACAAATGCGGGCGCTGCAATCAATAAAACTATTGTTGATGCTAAAGGCGATTTAATTGTCGCAAGTGGAGCAGATGCAGTTGCTAGATTAGCTGTTGGAACTAACGATCATGTTTTAACAGCAGATTCAGGTGCAACCAATGGTGTCAAATGGGCTGTTGTTCCAAGTGGCGGAATGACTTTATTATCTACAACTAGTTTAAGCGGTTCATCAAGTGTGTCAATTTCTAGCATAAGCGGAGATTACAAAGATTTACAAATTTTAATCCAAAATCCTTATCAAGCGGCAGCCAATGGTGATTTGTATGTAACATTCAACTCCGCAAATTTATTTAATATAAAAATGTTTACAACAAGCGTAGGTGAAACCACCCAGATTAGAAGCGAAACTTTATTAGGTACAACAAGTTATCCCGCAGATAGAATTTTCTGTATTAACATTAAGGATTATACCAATACAACTTATGGAAAACCTTTTATTTGGTGGGGTAATTCAGATAATACTAATACTATGATTTCTGGTGCTGGTGTAATTCGCAGGGCAGCAGCAATTACAGAAATGACAATATCAGACCCAAGCGGATTAAACACTAATTTTTCAGGTGGTCAAGTTCAAATTTACGGAGTGAAATAATATGACTAAACCAATGATAAGAATACACAATACAGAAACAGATGAAATTATTGAAAGAGAAATGACCAATGAGGAATTTTCTAATCACAAAAATCGCGTTACTCAATTAAAAGCGGAAAAAG